AATGTCAATTGAAGCCATTGGTGCTTTTACCGAATGAGGAGTATAACCTAACATCTTTGCTAATGAAACAATGTTTGCTCTAACATCAGCAGAATCCAAATACATTTCGTTTGCTAACATATTAGCATTGAAACCTAAATAGTGTGTATTGTAAGCAAGTAAGTCTAGTAGTACAGCAAAACCACTACCTTCAAAGTTGTAGTCTGAAAATTCAGGTTGTGCTTGTAAAAATACTTTTAAATTTGTTTTTATCTGGTCAAAATCCAGTTCAGTAATATCTAGTTTGGTACTTGCCATTTTTTATTTCCTATTGTGCGTCATAGTAAGTTTTTGATAACTCACCACTCTCTTGTGTTTGACCTGTTTTTCTACATCTAATATATGTTGCTACCGTACCGCCACCTGGTTTAGTATATGTTCTAATTCCGTTTGCGATTACTGAATTAGCGCCATCTGCTGAATCGGAATATGTATTTGCAGCCGTAGCTGTGTTTTCATATTGCCATAATGAATTACTTCCTGGTACCGTTACCCACGCCATTATCTTAACCTCTGTAAAAATGTTTCAACAATGATTGGTGATTGAATACCAACAACATAGAAACTGATTTGTAAATGATATCTATTTGCGTCAATGTCTGGAGCCGCAATGATACTTTCTATACTTGCTCTTGGTTCAAAATTAAGTAGAACCTCAGCAACTTTTCTTTCTAAATTAAGAGCAGTCAAAGGTGTCATAAGTTCAAACAACAATGCTCTTACATCACTTCCTATTTCTGGATGAAAAGGTCTCTCATAATGATTTGTCTGTATTAAATTCTTTACACTTCTTTTAACAGCGTCTACATCAACAAGTTTTACCACATCTCCTGTAACCGGATTTCTTGTGAAATCAAGGTCTAAATCAGAATAAATCCTGTTTACTCTTTTCTTACTTGTACTTGCTTTTGAATCGTAGAATGCCATAGTTTTTCCTTTGTACTAATATTTATACACTAACCAGCAAAGACATTTGGACTTCCTGCGGCTACACTCGTACAACCTGAAATACCATCACCAACACGACCACAACCTTTACCATTAATGAACACCGTACTACTACCACTCGCTATAGGGGCAGCATGGGCAGGACAAGGCACACCAGGTAGTAAGTGAGTTGTATTAACATCTCCCTGTCTACTAACTGCTATACCGTTAGCATTGACATTTGGACTACCGACTGCTCTTGACATTCCTGAACAATGAGCAACATCAGCGTCTCCTATCCTCGTAACCGCAGGCATTCTCTCTCCATTAATTGTTTTAATTTGTTGTTAAAGGTTTCTATGTAATTATGTTCTTCTTCTGTATGTGGTGGAGTAGGATAATTAGGCTCAAAAGATATGACCGCACCTATCTCATTAGGAATTTCATCATATTGAGTATAGGTGTGGAGATTATTGTTAATTTTGACAACAAATTTACCTTCCACTATTTTCCCTGACCGTTATACGCTTTCCAACTTCTTTTTTTACTCTTATTCATTGATGATTTCTTAATCATCTTTTTTCTAACCCCTTGGGAAGACTTTTTTCCCTTAGGTTTGTTATAGCCACTCGTACCGAGCTTCTGTAATGCCATAAAATCCTTTTGTTAAGTATATTTAGTTGATTTTTAAAAAGGACACGCAAAATTACCTGCTCTTACTTCAATTTCTCGGTCATTTCGTATTCCGTTTTCAATTGATTCGCTAATTTTTTTGTAATCTGGCGTAAATTTACATTTTTCTACCTTGATTGAGCAATTTGTAAGAACAAAAAGCGAACAAAGTAAAAAAAAGTAAGAAAAATGTGTTTTTTTTGGCATTTTGCTCGTTTTTTGCTTGACATTGATTAATAAGTGTTGTATTATGTATGTATAAGTTAACAAAAAAGAGAGGACAAAACACTATGAGTACATTTTTTGCTATGATAACTATACTTTCTGCCATTATGGCAGTTGGTTCAATTGAAGATTGCGGAGGTTCTTGTTTAGGACAAGAAAACTGGATTTTATTCGGATTTTGCTTGACATCAATGATAATATGTGGTATAATAACTATATTAACACAAAAAGAAGGACAATAATATGACTATGATTCGTAAAACTGCCGAAACACTACAAGACGGTATTAAGAACCTGATGGCTGCTGCCAAAGAAGACTACAGCAGTTGGTCAACAAAAGGAGACGGTATGTCTTCTTACGCTCAACAACAAATTGATAGTTGGGATTCAAAAACTAAAGTTAAAGAAGGACCTAAGTACATTAAGATTGTACAAGAGAATTCTGTCTTTGCTTTTATCTGTAAAACAGACTTTAAACATTTTAAAAAAGGTGATGTATTGAAACCTGCCGGTTATAATGCACCTGCTTTAAATCAACCTAGAGGAAATGTCCTAGAGGGTAATTACCCAATCAGATGGACTGGTCCTTTATACTTAAAATAAACCAAACGGGAGACTATATTATGAAAACTTTGAAATTTAACGATATGAATTTAATACTTGAATGGATACGAGAACCTTCTCACAAAGAACATCTATTCATCTTGGAAGCTGCGATTGCGAAAGCAAATCAAACTTCTTTAGACCAATTTAGTGTTGGTACTAAAGTTGTGTTTGGTCGTCCTAAAGGTGCAAAGCACTTTGGTGTGATTGTTAAATGCAATCCGAAGAAAGCAGTTGTTATGGAAGAAGGTCGTGGTAAATGGACCGTGCCTTACTCTTTAATGAAACTTGCCGCTTAACTTATGCAAATGGTGTGTAACCTTGTTCAGCAGCTGTAGTATCATCTTCTGATATTATATTCAAAACTTCTGGACAATAATGTTTCATCATACTTTCAACTCCCTGTTTGAGAGTTAGTTGAGACATTGCACACCCAGCACAACTACCTGCCATTAATAACTTTAATGTGCCATCTTCATCAAACGAAATATACTCAATCTTACCATTGTGAGCTGCAACACTAGGTGCTACTTTATCTGCTAGATGAAACTTAATTTTTCTAATTGTTTCTTCGTGTTCTTCCTTCGTAATCATAAAAACTTTCCTATAAATTTTAAAAAATAACAAACTGGTATAACAGCAAACGCTGCTAGTATTCCTTGGTCAAACAGCATTAAGATAAATGCACCAATCATAAACAGATAAAACGCAATAGTCTTCCAATGCCATAGTAATGCAAGACACACAAGACCAATTGTTTTTAAAGTTTCTTTCATTCTGTTGGGTCTTTCTTTATCATGTTTGGTATATTATCATCTTGTAAATCTAATTTAACAGGATTGACATTTTGTTTTTGTACATTTTGTTCTAGTACATAGTTACCACTTATACTAATTCTTTCAAAGTCTTTCCAATATGAACCAACCATATGTTCTAATGCAGCTGGAAAAACTAACATCAAACCTTTATATGGTTTAAGACCAAAACTATTCATTTGTAATTGAGTTATCTTTTCGCCATAATGAAATACTATTTGACCAGCACTATTAGCGTTAGTCACAGGCACACCTTCTGTAAAGATGTCTTCATCTATATCACCAAAGATAACAAAACTAAAAAGACCTGTATGGTCATGTAATGGATTATAATCACCTGCTTGTTGGAAGTTAATCCACAATTGTTGTAATCGTAATGCACCCATACCACCAGATTGTCCCATCATCATATTTGATATGTTAGGCCAACCTTCGCCATAGTTAGATTGTAGTATCTCAAAAAATTCAAATACTTTTTGTACTATTGCTTGGTCTGCTTGATTTCTGATTTTGTTGTTACCGTTATTAAACGGATAAAGAATACTTGTGCCTTGTTTCATGTTGCCAGCAAGTTGGTCTCTGTGGTCTAGTTTTTTATCGTCTCTTGTACGCTGACCTTCTTCAATCAACATATCAACAATCTTCTCGTCTAGTTCACAACGATAGACTGGTGGACCAAATGGATATAAGACCTCGCCATTAATAGACGGATGAACCATTTGTGGTAGTACGGTGTTTTCTCTATGTTTAGTCATTATCTAATTCTCTTTTCTTTAACACACTTATTATAACAAAGAATTAATCTAGTGTCAATATGCTGTGTTCTTTTAATGTGTCTAAAAGAAACTTGTTTTTAATTTGTAAAACAAGATTTTGTTTTTCTAATATTGCTATCTTCTTATCTAAATCGTTAGGTCCTCGTTCATCATCTAATATCATTTGTAGTTGTTTCTTTAATAATTCCATTTGATACTGATAATCTTTATTCATAGGAACACGATTATAATAAAGCTCGTCTTCTGCTTTCAGTCTGTCTACATTCATTTTATACTCCAAAACTTTCACCACAACCACAACTTGATGTTGCGTTGGGATTTTTTAATTCTAAAAATGACCCAAATATCTCTTTTCGATATTCTATGGTCATGCCACTTAAATAGAGTAAGTTAGATTTTGCAACAAGTAGTTTAAAGTTATCCTCTTCAAAGACGGTATC